TATTTTGCAACACATATATGTAATTATATACAATTTTATAGTTTTCTCTTATTTTTTGTAATATATCTTGCAAATTTTCCGTTTCAGCGAATGTGCATAGTAACTGTGTTTTCATCTATTATCTTTTAATACTTTTTTCTACTATATAAGTATTAAATATTTCCGTAAGTCATTTTTTTTATAGACTTAGGGGATAAAAACCTCTTTACTTTTTTTATATTTCAAAAATTTTAATGTGTCCTCTTCTCCGTTGTTATGTATAGATGGAAATGATATTAAAGTATATCGTTTGTAATCTCCCAATAATTCCAATACCTGATGTTCAATTAAGTTATCTACAAAATCCAATAATACATAATTTCCAAATACCGGTGCTACCTTTTCCTCCGTATGATTTATGAAGAATTCACCACCCATTTCTTCATTCCAATCCTCTTCAGGTGTCAGATATACAATAATTCCGTATAGAGTTTTCTCACTACCGGCATCAAAATGTGGAGGTTGTTTATCACCCTTTTCATACATCGCAATCGTTCCTATCCCTCCCAAATTTAAATTTCCTATTTCAAATCCAAACTCACCATAATATTCGTTTATGATATTAAGTTTAGTCCTATTCAACAATTCGGTTAGTTTACGATTTCCTTCAAACGGAACACTACCTTTTAAATTCTTCCATCTTTGAAAAATCTTCAGTCCTTTCTCTTCCATAAACTCGTCTATCTTTTCCAAATCATTGTAAGGGTGTATATAAGTTTCCTCTTTGTAAAATGGATACATATGAACTCCACCCGTATGTTGGGTTTTACATTCTACATTATCTCCATTTTGAAACTTTTTAGAAATTTCCTTAGTAATCCTTTTTAGAAATTCAATTTCTTCCATTGAAAATATCTCCTCAAACTTTCCTATGTGATATCCCGTTTTTCTTAATCCTTCCATACTATTAAATATTTCCATAACAATAATCCTTTATCATATCGGTAGGGGAAACTCCATCTAACACCATTTTTATATCATCAATTAAAGTGGTTTCCTCTTTATCAACATCAAATAGGAATGAATCATAAGTGTATAAGACCAACTTCGTTTTTCTCCCCTCTAACAAACGATTTAACTTACGGATAACATAAGTATTGGTTTCGGTTTCCAGGGCCTGCAAATAGTAATTAAACACCTTTTGCGGGTTATGGTTATCTATTTTTGTAAAAGGTATTTTCTTACCAACTTTTGTTTCCAAATATCCGTTGATTAGAAAATCCTTATATAGTTTGTTGATGAAATCATTTGTCTTTTGAAAGAATGGGATTTCTAAGTTTTCCACATCAATCCCACCATACAATTGTTGGAATGTTAGTTTCTTACTATTTCCATAATCCTCATCGGTTAGTTCCTCTTTTCCAAAATATTGTTTACCTAACCATTCATGTGCGGAATCTTCGGGAATGGTCTCTCCTATTAAACGAGCTATCAGACGGACATGGTATCCATCAAAATCAAACTGCACCAATTCTCCATTCTTACTCACAATGAAATCTCTACTACCATCTGATTTATTTAGAGCCGAGTAGTTCGTTCCCCCAAAGGTGTTCGATGGTCTTCCAGTCGTTGTGAAGTTGTTGTATAGGGAATATTCGTACCCATAAGTTGTTGGGATACCATTGCTCTCAATTTTTTTGAATTCCGGTAGGACAAGGGAATTGTAGTAATCGTAACCCCCAACCCCCTCCGTATTTGCATACTTAAGGTTTTCATTTACAAAATCTACTACACCCTTTAGTATAATACTGATTGGTATAAAACTTAAATCATCATTACCCCTATACCCCTTAGTGAAATTATTGTATATCATATCATACTCATAAGATTTGAACTGATTCAAATGATATAATACATCCATACTCTGATAGTTAGGTAATTCCATTTGATGAATAAACCATTTACTATCAAAAATAAATTTAGGGGAATCGCTTTTTTGTAAAACTTCTAAGGGAACATCCAAACAATCATTATGCCCATTCATAAGAACATAACAATCCTTACCCATAAAAACAAAAGCACCCAATAGTTTGTTCACTATGGGGTGCTCTTTCCTGTTCCTAAAGAGTGGAAATATTACACTGCTTTCAGATGTGTATCTTTTTAGGAATTCTCCTCCGTTATTTTTGTTCTCTACGAATTTCACCATAGGAAACAAATATACGAAATATTTTTAAGAATTCCAATATTTTTCTTGCAAAGGTTTTAACTCAATTGGTTCTCTCTTCATATGAGAGCCCTGATTGAATTTAGCACCCCTTTTCAAATAACCTCCTAAGAAGTTTCTTCTAAATCTTTGAGAGTTATTTGGTTCAGAACCATGAACACAATGTGAGTGTAATAATACCACTTGTCCCTTTCTTAAGTAACCTTCTACTTTTCTGAAATCATGACCTTCTGGCATTACACAAGGTTTACCTCTTTCATTTCTCCAAAATGTAGGATTTGTTTTTGTTCTTTCTTCATCCACTTCAATTGGTAATACTGGTAATCTATGAGAACCTTCATAGTTCCATACTGCTCCATTTTCTGGATCATGATTATCTAATGCCAATGCAGTGTTGATGATTTCATTATGTCCACATCCGGTGTAAAACGCATTTTGATGTTGGTCTCTACCTAATTGTCCAGGTGGTTTGAAGTATGCCCAAGTTTGCATACCAACAATATCACCCTCCATTAAAAACTCACACGCCTCAATGATTTTCGGATGAACAAATAATTTTTCTAATTTTTCGGAAATTTTATGTGGGTAAGCAAATGGATCCCATTCTCCCCATTGGTTGCCATCTTCGGTTGTAGTGTTTTGTCTTTCTAAACGCAGTTTTTCTAATTCTGCATTTACTTCATCACACTCTTCTTCCGTAAGTAATTCTAAGACCGTAAAACCTTTGTATCTCCAATCAAAGGTCATTTGTTGGATTTCTAAATCCGTTAAATGTTTGAAATTTGCCATAACAATTTTTTATTAAAACTTTACAAATATAAATATACTACTAATATTTTAATTTACCAAATATTAAAATGATATTCCTCATTTATAGAATTGAGATAGATTAACCAAATACAATTCTATATCAGGCATAATCTTACTTGCTTCCATAATTCCCAATCTATTTACACTTTGAACCGATGGAATATATCCACCTTCATCATTATATCTATCATCCAAATTACCACTAATTTTCCAATTAAGTTGTATTCCTTTCCAATATGGAGTATTTGAATAATTTCCATATACATCATTTTTTAATTCAAATATAGGAGAACCTTTGGTATCTCTTCTTTGAGTAAAATATCTAACTATAAATCCTCTAACATAATCATCATTAGTTGGATTAGGAAAATAGGTTTTTGGGGGAGTATTTATTATACCCACCTTCTTTAATTTTTTATAGTTATCTATTATCATCATTATTTGTAAAATGGTCTATAATGTGCTGAAACTTCAGTTGTCCAAAGTTTTCCATCTATTTTATGTTTAATCTCTTCCACTTGAAACGCACCTCTATCCGTTGAATATTGTTTAGGTAATCCGTTTACTCTAAATAGATGACCCACTTGAAATCCGCTCATTCCTAATACTGTAAATGTAAATCCAACTGGCAGTGTTCTACCTACATATACTTCAGTATTAGATGTATATAGTTGTTTACCTTTGATTTCATTGAATTTTCTTTTATTTAAGTATTGTCCGATTAGTGCCCATTCATCCATATTACCATCACCAATATCACTAATTTGAAGTTTAGTAGGATTCATTAAGAATCTAACATTTCTTCTAAAATCAGTCCATAAATCTTTAGCTTCTATTGTAGTGCCTTCACCTTCTGGCTTTGAATTTTTATCAGATACATCTTGAGTTAATTTAGTTAAGATTGTATCTTTTTTATCAGAGAATAATCCTTTTGTTAATTCATCATGTGCTTCAACTCCTTCAGTTGATTTTTCCATAAATACTTTACTAGCCATAGCCTTTGGAATATCTAAATCAAAACTCGCATCTAAAAAACAACTCTTAGGGCCATACATATCAAAAACTTGTACCTGTGCTCCTTCTTTACCACTTCTATTATTTCTTAAATTAGAATCAACTATTACCATCTTCACTCCACCTTTACCATCTTTTTCTTCTCTAATTTGAAATTCCCATAAATCTACAACGGCATCAGACATTTTTTTTAATACTCCATCTAATATATCTTTTACAGGTTCAGTTTGATTTCTCAATGCTTCAAATGCAACTGTATCTGAAATATACACATCTCCTATCCATCCATGGGTGTTTGGATTAAATGTTACATTACCATCTTCCGTTTTTATTGTTGTGGATGTTTTTTTAGGAAAACTTCTACCATTAATTGAACAATCAATAGTATCTCCGGTTTGCACACCTGATACTAACATATACGGCATATCTTTTAGATAATTGTAACATTCACTATTTGGTATATATAATGATTCATCAGTTGAAAATATACCAGGAAATGAACTACAATATGTATCAGTTATATCAATATTAAAATCAACCGCACCTTGTTTTGTAAATTTAACTCTAGTTTGATTTAATAATTTTACAAATGAATCAAAACTTAAAAATTTACTACCATTCATTGGGCTTTCAGAATCAGCTGCTTCGAATTTAGCTCCTTTGAATGATAAATGACCATTCCACCATCCTTCGGTTGTTTCTGATTTAGCCTCTTCCATCAAAGATTCATTAAAATTTATGAAATCGGATTCATTCTTAAATTTATCAACCATACCCATAATATCTCTAGTTCTTAATTCTTCGGGCAATTGATTAAAGAAATATGCAAAATTTATCTTGTTGGATTTTGAGTAACCATATTCCATCATCTTTTTTTTGTCATATGTTATAGGAACAACATTTTCTTCTTTTTTAGTTACACTTTCTGAAGTTTTACTAAATAGAATTTCTCCCATAGATGCTAATTTTACCTGAATAGTAAATTCGTCTCCACTTATAGATGATTGCCCACCGGTAATAATACCTACAAAATTATCATAACATCCATTATTTGCAGAACGAATGTCTATTAATGCTTCTGCATTTCTATTATATTTGTTTACATTATCCACATTTGCCGGCAACCATCCAATTGTTTTATTACTGGCCAATGAATAGTTCCATCCCCATTGTATAAAACAACTAATACCAGGTTCTAAAAAATATTCTTGTACTTGAGTTAATTGATCGGGTGAAAAACATTTTATGTTAAGTGTACATCTTCGTAGAGTTCCTCTACTTGCAAAATCTACCGCAAATTCAGTTATGATTGGATTAGGTCTAAATTTCCATTGTGATCCAGGTATGTTTCTATATGCATCAGTTGCAGTTCCATCAAATAAAGTTGAATATGTATCAGTACCTAATGTGTATTGCCCACCCAAATTAGAGGTTGCTCTTATCCAAGGCACCAATTTAGATAACTGAACATTGTTATCAGGTGTTCTTTTATTTAATTCATTTACAATAAAACTATCTATACTTTTGTAAAACGGAAACGCCATTATTATATATTATTTAATACATCAAATTTGTTCTTAGGAATTCTTAGTTGTATTCCAGCATCTAATCCAATATTTACACCATTAAGATTATTAGCATTTGCAATTATCCACCACAATCTGGTATCACCATAATACTCATTTGCCAATAAATCTAATCTATCAGTTTCTTGAGTTATTATATAGATATCGTCATCTTTCTTAGGAATAGTTTTAGGTATAGAAGTTTTTAATACTTTCTTACCATTTGCTAATCTTTTAATATTTTTAAGGTTATATCTCATATTATATTCCTGTTCCTATTTTCTTTCCGTATCCGTAAATATTTTGGTCAGTTGTTCCTTTTGTTTCTATGAATGTTAAACCAACACTGGCATTAATGAATTTAGGAAGTTTGTAATTATCCATATTCACATTTGCAGTATTTACATTTACTTTATTTTTTTTGTTAGTTATATTACTGATATAAGAGTTTCCATTTTTCTTAGCAACTTCATTTTCTCCTTCTTTAATCCAATCCATATTTAACTTATCATATGAACCACCGATTCCTTTACTAACTCCAAATGTTCCAGATGTGCTATCATTTGTATGACCAACAAAAAATCTATTATTCATACCATCTTCAAAATTACCTTCTTTAACTTGCAATTGTCCACCTCCTAATTCCCAAAGATTTTCAGCATCTTCTATTGCATAAGTTATAGAATCTAAAAAACATGCCTTATTAGTATAAACATTACCAAATGTAAAATATAAAATAGTTGGTTCTATTATACCATTATTGTATGTATGAGGATAAGCACAATGTGATAAATATTCTATTCTTCTCCACATCAATACTAATTCAGCTTGAGACATTGCATATATTTTCATATTGAATCTCAATTTTCTCTCAACTCCGGTATAACTATAAAAATTAAACGGAGAACCTAACATTTTACTACTCTCCCATGCTGGTTCTATATCCTCGTTATATCCGGTTACAATTGAACGGAAATAAACACCACTACCATCATTTAATTTTTGAAATCTCAATGGAACTAAATCAACTTCATCTAATGTTTTACCATTATACTTTACACTCTTTAATTCATCTTTTGTTAATCTACCAGTTTGGTTAATAACATCCTTTGTACTGAATATACCTCTTTTTGTATCCAATTTATTTGAATAAGTGCTTTTACCCAAATTAGATATTGAGGTTTTAGTATTGTTAGTTGAATATCTATCCTTTTTCCAATTACCTCTATTCAATGATTTAGGTCTAATAAAATTCAATAAGTTATCTTGTGATTTTAACAATCCACCATTTTGGTCATCTAATTTCTTACCATCAGTACCATAAGGCCCCATACTTTTACCCGTTTTTGTAGGGGTATTATAGTTAGCAGATAATTGCACTTGTGTAGGTTCACCAAATTTCTTATGTCCACTATTTTCCGATAATTGAAATGCATAAGTTGATTTATTAGCAAATCTTAAAGCATTACCAAACAATCCATCTTTTGCATCAAACCCAATCTTAGTTATAGATACATTTGAAATATCATAAGAACTACCAGCAGCCGGTTGAGTAACTCCTTTCATTGAGTAGCTATAATTTCCTTCAAACTCTCCGTTACTATAATAATATTTTTGATTGAAGTTATCCAAACTACCGGAAGTAACCGGAATGGTTTGACTTCCAATTAATGCACTTCTCATTGCATCTTTAGCCAAATTAATACCTTGCCCTATTGATTGTTTAGCAATTTGATTAGGAGTTCCCGCACCGGTTGATATTAAAAATCTACCCAATGCACTTCCTCTTGCATCTTTTTTAATTTGCCCTAACGCAACCATTCTATTAGGAGTTTTAGATTCCTTAAATTCTTTTGTTCCAATTACATAAGTTGGAAAAACATGTTGAGGAACACCTAATAATTTGTTTGCAGTATCTCCTACTTTCTGAATAAACTTTCCTATCTTTCCTAAACTAATTTGTGCATCTGGATTTTTAGAAAGAATCATTGCATCAACATCTGATGTTTTTTGTGATGTAATTCTTAATATATCAGTTCCGTATAGAGTTAATTGATTTATAGCAGTTTGAGGTCTTAATCCAGTTAATTCCTCTTCAAATAGAGTTTCATTTAATGGATCAAAAAACTTTTCCCCAACCTTTCCAGCAACATTGGGTAACAACAATTGTCCCGCTTGAGGAGTTCCTGAAGAAGGTTTTGTTTGAGGTATTTGCTTTGCCTCTTTTGATTTTTTAAATAATTCTAATATTGTAGGCATTATCTTCCTGTTACTGGGTTATTTGCTGCTACACCTGCAACTTTAGAAGTTACAAGCTGACCATCCATATAAACTGCAACCTTTCCTGATGTTAAATCAGTTCTTAATCCTTGAATCTCACTAATCATAGAATTCACTAATCCAGCTATTGCACTATTTCCACCACCACCTTCTCCATTAGTTGCAACTATTCCACTTTGAGCATTTTGGTTTTTCATTTGTTCACCTAAACCAGGACCTGCTAATACATCATCATTTTTAGATAATTCAAACAATCCACCTTCTTTAGTAGATATTTGTGTTTTACCATCAGCCGGTGAATAAACGTCTCCCGCTTTTGACATATATGATTTACCCAATGCATATGCACCAACTGCCGCCGCTGCTCCTAATGCCCAACCTACAACTGGAATATCTGCTAATGAGTTAAACGCCTTTATTGCCATTGCAGCTATTCCTCTCAATAAACCTTTTTCTTCAATAGCCGCTTTTGTTGCTGCATATCCAGCACTTAATAAATCCCATGCAGCCTGTGCCTTTTTAGAAGCCTCCGTTGCAATATTATATATCAATCCATCTTTTTGAAATGCAGCCTTTACAGCTTCATAACCATTACTCAATGCACTTTGTATATTTGATTTTTCTTGCCAAGCTACTACTAATGCCATTCCAACTCCTGCTGCAGCTACATAATCAATATATTTCTTTATATATTCAATAGCTACTTCAAACCCATGTAATAATGATTGAATTGGTAAAGTAGCAATGTAAATAGCCTTTCCTAACATTTGAAATGCCGGTATCAATATACCGGAAATAGCTTTCACTGCAAACATTAAAGTTTTGATTATTACTCCACCTATTGGTGCAAACATATCCATAAAAGCAGTTCCCATTTGGCTCATTCTATTTCCAATTTGATCCATCATATCTTGCATCTGCTCTTGCTTCTTCAATCTATTTGCCTGATCTTCTAATTCGGATTCTCCTATATCTTTTATATCTAAACCTTTACCTAATAAAGCATTTGCCGCTGCTAATCTTTCTTTATCCAAATCTCCAAACTTAGAAGCAATTCTTTGAGTATTAGTTAATGTTTTTAAATCTTGCCCAGTTAAATCCATCAACTTTTGTTTCTCATAGACAGATAATGAATTTATATCACCTATCTTAGCAAGTTGATTACCCAACTCTTTTTGCATTCCTATTTCGTCACCCAAAAATGCTAATTCTCTAGCTTTTCCTAAATTGATATCCTTTCCGGCTAATGCAGAAAACTCTAATTCATCCGTTACACTTTGTTCAAAATCTAAAAGTTTTTCAGATGTTTTCATTATATTAGTTAGAGATGTTCCCATCTTAGCTGCCTGAACTGCTGCTTTAGCTAATTCTTTTGCATCACCTTTAAAATACTTATATGATTCTTCAGCACTATCTGAAATATCTTTCATTACGGATTGAGGTGCTACTCCTGCCAAATTAGACATTTCAACAACCGAATTTGTTAAATATTGTGCCTGGGTTTCCGATAGCCCAGCCATATTTTGCATGATTTTGTTCACTTCAGATGCAGTATCAGTTGCTATCCCAAAGTTTTTATTTAACATAACCATTGATTCAACTGTACTTTCCATTGGAATTGTCATATTATCAAATTCCTTTGTGAAATCACTCATAGCTTTACTCACATCCGCTGCACTTGCTCCCAAATAACCCATTTTATTTGAAACCATTTGAATAGAATGTTCCAATTCATGAGCATCAGCAACTGCCAATCCGGTTTGTTCTTTGAAATCATCGGCTGCAGTTTCTAATTCATGGAATCTTAAAAATGCCATTGTTATAGCCGCCCCAATTCCTATTATTGCTAAAGTAACTGGATTCATTGCAGCCATAATACCACTAAATGCTTCCGAACCGGCTGCTTTTAATGAATTAAACGAACCCGCACCCGCTTTCAATGATTCACCGAATTTTTTAGTAAATGCTCCGGCTGCAGAAGTTACCGATTCCTTAAGTTTTTCAACTGGCCCTTTAGCAATACTACTAAGAATACCACCGATTAATGGAATATGATGTAATCCACTTTCAATACCATCAAAAGTATCATTGAGTGTACTCGCCAAATGTTCTGATGCATTTTGTACACCTTCAATTGCTACTTGTCTTTTAAATTCAAGTTGTAATGCTTCTGTGATTATCTTTAAATTACTAATACCAATTTGATTGAAAGAAGATTGGTGCACTTTTTGATTTTTTAATAATTGGCTTCTTACATCATTTAATTTATTGATATGTTTATTAATTGATTCCTGATCAGTTAATTCTCCTACTCCAGCTTTTAATTTTTCAACATATTCTCTCTGATTTTTACCAAGATGTTTAGTGGTATCGGCCCAGTTTTGCATTTGCTTTTGGATACCAGTAATCACCGAAGAACTCATTTTTAATAAGTCTTCATATTCCTTTGTTTCTTCTTTTGGTGGAGCGGAGTGATGTGATTTATGACCTGCCATTTATTCTAAAAATTATTTTAAACCAACCATTGCTTTAAGTTCAGGTGCAACATATAATCCTTTAGATTCTCTATCTGCAATTGTGTCTTTTAAAGTATCCATAGCTTTATCAGCTGCATTTAATTTACCCATAAGGGTAGAATCTCCTTTAATCTTATTAAGAAGTAATTTATTGAACAACCATTTTACAATACCTTCATTGATACCTTTATGCTTTGTTAGAACTTCCTTCAATCTAATTTGTTCTTCTTTACTTGCTTTTATTTTCATTTTAAGATAAGTTTCGTTAAGTATAAATATTATATAAACTAAAATGAGAGTTATTTATTAACTCTCACTTTAGATGGGGATTTCGGACTATTTTGTTTAATTGCTTTGGTGGATTCATTTTCCTTTTTCTTAGTATCTAATAATTGCTTATAGTAAAAATTTCTAAGGTGCACTGGCAAATTATAGACATCTGATTGAATGAATCCGTTTCCGTAGTAACACAACTCAAATATTTGGCTATGTAATACTACCGAATAGTTAGAGGGAAGGGTAAAAAAACCCTACACCCATTGGAATCGGGCGTACCTCCTTTTCTCCAGTCTCTGGATCTTCATATTCAAATTCCATTACAATATCAGGTTGGATACTCTTAATGAACTCTCTTAAAGCTCTTGTATCTCTTGTTATGAATTTGTTATTAATGAAATCAACAATACTTTTTGTATCGTTTTTACCATCCACTTCTACTATAATATATCTATATCTAGTAGTTAATTCAGCACTTACTCCATTTTTATTGAACTTTTTCAATGCTCTTATCTCTTCTTCAATTTTTTGCTCATCTCCATGAGTTAATAACTTTATTACTAATTTATTGCCAGATGGAGTAGTGAAATCATATCTATTTGTTCTTTTTAACAAATCCGTATTGATTTCTTTGGTTTTAACTTTACCTAAATCAACTATAACATTATCAACACTATCATCGGATGCAAACACTTCTACTTCATATTCTGGGCCATATGCCAAAATTCTAGTAGCTAACATAATAGCATTTTTATCACCAACTAAGATATCGTTTGGATTTACATCTTTTTCAACTATAATTGATTCAAATAATTTGTCCAATACCAATCCCTTTTTGATTAAATTTTGAGAAGCTAATATTTCCTCCTCTTTTGCGGTCATATATTTAATCTCAATTGTTCCTTTTGCCAAAGGATGAGTTTCAGGATAACCTTTACCTTCTGATGGTAATGATATAACTTCCGTTGGGAAATCGTATTTTTGTTCTTGCATAATAAAACTTATTTATTGTATATAGATATATATAATACTTTTGGAAAATAAAAAAATGGTAGGGATTTCTCTCTACCATTTTATATATTTACTATCTAAATTCTACATTAAATCATTTCAATCATTGATACTGGCACATTATACACACCTCCATTGATTAAACTTAGAGTAGCTTTTGTTCGGTTAATTTTATTAACAAAGAGCTCTTTACCAGCCAATTTAGGATGGTTTACCTTTACTTTCATTCCAACTTGCAATGTCATTTTCTTTTGAAGTGATTCAATTGTTCGCTTTTGTTTAATTAAATCAACAACAATCTGATTGATGTTTCGTAATTCTGATACTGATAGGTTTGATAATTCTGAATAAGTCATAATGTTTTATATTTTATAGTTTAAAAAATTTACAATTAAAGATACATTTTAGCTTCTTCAGCCCAATCTTCATTTACTAAGTACCAATATTTGGTATTCAAATCGATGATATCATATCCACTATCGTTTGTGTTAATGGTAACGAAACCTTTTTTAACTAAAGAACCTAAAGCTCCTCTAATTGTTTTGGTAGAAATACCAGTACATTCACTAATATCATTTACATCCACATCGGAGAAACCCGGTTCAGCATATAAACAATCAATAAAAGTTGAAAGGGTTTTTGATTCTAATTCCGTTAAGTTTAATTCATTAATATTCATATCTTATCTCTTTTGATTACATAATAAAGGTAGTAAAAAGATTTGAGATTTCCAAGTCTTTTATCAAATATTTTTAAAATTTTTTATTGAAAATCAATGATTTATGACAAAAAAAAAGGATACCATTTCTGATATCCTTTTAATGTTATATTGAGAGTTATTAGAATTCCAATATTGCGTAATCGTAAGTAAGAGTTACGGAGATTGATGCTGGATCCGTAGCATTTGACCAATCCAAGTCACCGAAGTTAGCTTGAGAGATAAATGCTCCTTTTAATTTCCATTGTTCAATCTTATCACCTACTGGCCCTAACATATAGAAATCCACATCTTTCTTATAGAATTCTGCGTATCCATCTCTACCGGTTAAAGATTCGTGAGATGCTCTAACCCATTCCATTACAGCCTGTGCTCCAGATGGAACGATTGGGTCGTATAAAGTGATTTCCAAATCTTGCCAATCACCTTTTCCTTTTAACTTTCTTTTTATGTTGATATGGTCTAATACTACTGTTTCAAATTGTAATGTTGGTCTATTACCAGCCTTTACTAAATATGAAGGGATTCCGTCTACTTCAAAGACGAATCTATTTTTCATCTTTGGTTCAAAGTTCGTATAGAACATCTCATTAAATTCTAATACTTCTGCCATGTTATGTTATTTCTTTTATATAAATATTACTTATTCAAATTATACATTAAATGTAGCACCTGTTGGTAAAATGTTGAAATCAATTGTGATGAATTCAGCAGTTTTTGCAGGTTGTAAGAAGATAGAACCCGCTAAAATGTTTCTATCAATTACATCTGGTGTATTATTTGTTTCGTCCATAACCACTCTAAACGCATATAAACCTTGTCTTTGTTGAACACTCTCTAAATAAGGGTTTACTGTGTTTAAGAATTTACTTCTAGTTGTTGCAGTATTTTGTTCGAATACTAAGAATCTTGAAGTAGATGCAACAAACTTCTTTAAGTTGATTAACAATCTTCTTACATTGATTCTATCTAATGCAGATGCAGTATCTTGTAAAGTTTTCTGTCCAAATGCACTGATACCTTGTCCAGGGAATGCCGCAATTGGGTTTACCTTTCCTTCGTATAATGTATCTCTTTCAGATTGTGTTAATCTATTTACTACTTGAATAGCTCCATTAATACCACCTCTATTTAAACCTGCAGGTGCAAACCATTCAGCTCCTAATCTATCATTTTGTGCATATGTTCCGGCCATTAATACTGAAGGTGGAACTGTTATTACTTTATTAGTATTTACATCAATTGTTTTAATCCATGGATAGTAAGTACCCGCATAGTTTGTATCTTCACCTAATGCCTGTTCAACTGCTTCAGCAATTGTAGCTTCAGCTCCAGCAAAATCTCCGATGTAGAATACATCTTCTCTTGCCTCACAAACATCAATAGCTTTAGTTGTTACATAAGGGTGGAATTGTCTAACAATACCAGGAGTAATCAATAAGTTAATATCAAATTCATCTGGGTTAGAAATAGCATTTAATGCTTTTGCATATGCTACTGAACCTGCTGAAGTAGAAGTTGAACAATCAAATCCTTGAGTGTTATCTCCTGTGATATTAGCACCTTTCTCAACTGAAATTGTTGGGTCTTGTCCGTTGAATCCACCTTGGAATCCAATAACAAAATTTCTTTTAGATAATTCAGCAGAATCAGTTGTTTCAGCTGATGATATACCTAAGTTAAATTCATTTGTTGCCCCAGCTGCACTATCTAATGCAAAAACTTTATTTGCACCAGTTGATGTACTATCAGGAATAGCTTTGAAATAGTTTTCGTTATTTTTGATAACAAAATCAATACCACTTGAGTAAACTGATGAATCTAATGATGCAGTTGTAAAAGTAACAACTGGATAAGTATTAGCCGTAGTTACAGCAATTGGGTTTGAATAAGCCTTATGTCCGAATGGAATCGCAGTTAAAGGATATGTTCCTTCAGCAGCTACTTCTATTCTGATATACTTACTTCTATTTTGGTAATTTCCGTTTTCAGTTATTTTACCAGTAGCATCAATACTAATTTGTCTATCACCAATTCTTCTAGCAATGAAGTTAGGAGAGTTAGGGTCTAAATCTAAGTTATTATATTGCTCATATACAGTCTTTCTCTTATCAGTATCATTGTAATCTCTAACTAATAAAGAGAATGTTCCGTATTTAGTTCCATCAGATGATTTAACATTTGAGATTTGAATTTTAAATCTCTTGTTTTCACCTTCACCATCTGCTAATGTATGAACTTTAAATAATTCATATCTTGTTCCACTATAAGTTTGTGATAATACAAATGGAGTATAAGCATTACTATATCCATTAGTAAAATCTTGAGAATCAACTTCTGCAAAACTTAATGTAAGATTTGAAGTGCTTGCAAAACTTGCACTTAACGCAGAACCAGCTTCTTTGATATCGAAGAATGTATAAGCATATAATGCTTTTCCGAAGAACGGATTTTTACCGAAGATATCATCTATTGTATTTGAATCGGCAGTAAAAATACTAGAACTAATAGGATTCAAACCAGAACCCGATACTACGAATTTACCAGCAGTGTCAGCTCTAAAAGTAGGTGCTACATCATTTGTGCTACTAGCAGGTGCTAATAATCCAATAGATTGTGATACTGAACCAGATGATGCAATGATTTCATATGCATTATCCAATGAGTATCCATCAACTCCGGCAACTCTTACTACTGTCACCGCACCAGCATCTCTTAAATAATTCTGAACCGCATAACCCGTATAATAATCTTTAGGTGTTCCAAAAATTGATTCGTATTCTGCTTGAGTTTGAATCAAAGTTGGAAGAAATGCAGGCCCTTTTTCTGTCGGACCAACTACTGCTGCACCTATTTGTGATATACCTTGAGGTAAGAAAGAAAGGTCATTTTCTCTCGTAAATACACCAGGTGATACAATTTTTTCTGCCATATTTTTTTTAATTTAATTTTCTTTGTTGTTTCACTATATAAATATAAAAATCAGTGAGGAAAAGTTATTCTTCAGTTGGGGTAAATTCACCGGTTTCCAAATTTACATTTCCGATTCCGTAAATCCCCTTCAATCTATCAAATAATTCGGTTTCTTTTTGTTTAATTTCACCTAATATTGCGAAATTTTTGTTGTTTTCTACTTCTAATTCTCTGATTTGTGATTGAATTGAACCGATTGCTTGATAAGCTCTTGAATAATCTGCACTTAACTGATTGATTTGTTGTAACTCGTCTTCCGACAATTTCTTAACTTCCATTGTAATCTTTGTTTATTGTAAATAAATATATATCTATAAATATTAAGAATTTTTTCATAACTCTAATATTTAAGATACATATTAAAAAATATTTCTAAAAAAGATTATCCTGTCGCACTTGCACCATAAGAGGTAGCTAAACCTGCAAAATTGGTCTTAGCTCTTGCATAAATCGCAGTTCCACTCTTATAGTCATATGTAGTTCCACTGAATGATGTTGGTGCTATTAATATAGTTCCAAACCCACTATCGGATGCAATTTGAATATCAAATGAATAGTTAGCCGAAATAGCCGTTGAACCAGGTGATACCACCGCAGAGTTCAATGATATTGTCAATCTTCTATAAGTTTCTCCACCAATTGTTACTGTTGAAACGGAAACGGTCGGAGTTGCAGAAATAGAATATCCTGCAAATGAGTTAGAACCTTTATTGTGAGTTACGAATCCGTTTACTATGTAAGTATCCACTTCTTCAACGTCAATTGATACTACTTCTATTGTAGAATTTTGAACATTGTTTTCTAATACCACTACTTCTTCCACTTCGTTATCACCTAATACTTTAATAAATTTATCTCCAGGTTGAACTAATCCTAATGGTTTGAATTTATATAGTTCTTCGTTTACATCCCATACAAACATAGGATGTTCACCATTACCTCTTACTGAACCACTATCAGTAGTTACAATGTTCCATCTATCAACGAATGTGTATGCCACTCCCACTACCACTGAATCTGTAAGAACTCCACCAGGGGTTTTATATTGCCAATCATAGAAGTTGTAATCCGTTAATTGATCAACATAAGGAGGGTAATAAGATTTAAGAATATCACCTTCTATTAAATCACCAGCCTTCTTTGTAGTTCCATCAGCCAATGTTACTAATTCATCTAAGTGTAAACATAAACCACTCGCACCTGCATAATCATCCACATTGTAAACGGTCTTCGTTTTGTTTACATTATATCCAGTCGCATGGTCATTAAAACCATCGTTAAATTTTACACCAATTGTTCTTGCAGAAGGTGCTGCTAATGTTGCACCACTACCGATTGCCGCAGCAGTTACCGAAGGGTTATATGGAGGATTTGCTTGAAAAGAAAATTCAGAAGGTGCATCTATTGACCAACTGAAGTTTGTGCTCACCGAACCTACTCTACTTAAAAAACGGCTACCTGCATCGGTAAATCCTAATGTGAATGTTTCAGAAGTTGATTCCTTTACATATGTGTATCCACTGATTGCATCTACTGAACCGATACTGAATTCAGACATTGCGATTGGACCTGTTGTTGTTCCTGCCGCAGATGATAATGATTTAGCTGCTGCTCCAGTCGCTCCTTGCAAATTAGATAACGATAAAGTATCTCCTGATGTTCTAGCCATTATATATCTTTAATAATTTTTCTTTCCAATTTTGTTTATCACCAAACTTATCTATTAATTGAGTTTTTAGAGAATTGAATTCTTTTACTCTTTCTTCATATGATAACTCTATGATACTTCTATAAATATTTACAAATTCTTTTTTATTACCAGCTCTGAACTTATATTCTATATCCTTACACCAATCGGTTTCTAATATAGGTAATTTTCCGTTATCTACATTTTGAAATATTGAATAACCAAACGGCTCAGCAGTAAAAGCGGAATGAGAAATTCCCCAATCCATCTGATAATATTTTTTGGAATATTCACTTTCATATTGTATCTTTCTTAACTTACTAAAATCCAAACTCTTTTCTTTTAACCATGTCTTTTGAAATGGTCTTATATTAGTAAACATATATCCTTCCAATCCATCTAAATAGTGTGGGTTTTTTCTACTCTCACATCTACTGGTAAACCCTATTTTATTTGATTCGGATAATGGTTGATTTTTATTGAATTCATAATAAGAAGGAATTGTTTCATATCCATTAAATACATTCTCATATAATTCATATAATCCTACCCAAACTTTATTCTTAGAATGAGTCATTATTTTATCTTCCCATTCTTTTGAATAATGTGGTATCCAACCGAATTCAGTATCGGATAATCCACTTTGAACATATACTCTACTTAAATCATTATGAATTATATAGCTATGTAATTTATCTAAATTTTCTTCAATCAATTCTAAAGGAGTGTAGTGAGCATGTAATATGTTTACATTTCTACATTCTCTAAATTTCTCCTCAAATATATCTTTGTGATTTCCGGTTTCATCGTTATACCAATAATGTTCAATTGGTATTTCAAAATTAAAATCAACGGGTTTATTTCTATAAATAAGTAAAACCGGTTGAGTGTCTAAGTTGTTACTTATTTCACTCAACCAGTTGTTTACCCAAATATCTACTCCCGTATTGATTTTACCTATTCCTGTGGTAAAATATACATCAAACATTTATTACAAACCTTTTTGTTTCTTCAAATTTTCAATCTCAACTTTCATATCGTTGATTTGAATTTGTTGTTCTTTTATACCTTCAATCAATAAAGCAACTAACTTATCATATTTAACCGCCTTATATCCACTTTCTCTTGTCTGAACTAATTGAGGTAATACTTCTTCAATTTCTTGTGCGATTACACCCACATCATTTCCTTCGTATCCGTGCTCAATTTTATTCTCTTCTTTCCAATCGTATGTATAACCACCAATCTTAGTAATCTTTCCTAATGGGTTTTCAATTGGAGTTATATTTTCCTTAAATCTTCTATCCGAAGAAGAGTAAGCAACAATATCATTTGTCGCATCTATTCTACCAGCGGTAGCAGATGCCGCCATACCTATACCTAATGAGTTAAATTGAACATTTGATGAAGTAGCAACCGCTTGTCCGATTGAAATCGTTACCGCACCAGTCGCTCCACTTACTGTCACACCCGTACCGGCAACATTTGAAGTTACACCGGCATTTGATAATGTTACTGAACTACCTAATGATACTGCACCGCCTCCACTTAAACCAGTTCCAGCAGTTACAGTCACCGAAGAGTTAGCTAATTGTCCGTTTGTAATAGCCGCAGTTCCACTTAAGTTAGAAGTTGTTAAACCTGTGATTTGAGAAGAACCTGAAATTATACCAGCACCTAATCCACTTACATCCGTTGCCGCTAATGTTACTGCACCGGTTCTAGTATTGAATGAAGTTACACCGGTATTTGCAATTGTTACCGCACCACTACCATTATATGATGTTCCACTTAAACCAGTTCCAATTGTTAAAGTTGCTAAGTTAGAACCTAACGAAATACCACTAATTGTTGAATTTACTAATTGTGCATTTGTGATACCACTAACTTGTGATGAACCACTAAATGCTCCAATTGCATTACCAATAGTTGCCGCAGTAATTGAACCACCCAATGCAGTTGATGTTCCTGCAATTGTGATTGAACTATTAGCCAAATTCGCATTTGTAATTCCAGCAGTTCCACTTAAATTAGCATTTGTTAAACCACTAATTGTGTTTGAACCCGCTGCAATTGTTTTATTTGTAAGAGTTTGAGAACCCGTTACTGTCGCAGTTATTGCAGTATCAATTGATAATGTTCTTGTCGCAGCAATCGTTCCACCTCCACTTAAACCTAATCCCGCAGATATTGAAACTGAAGTATGATCCACATGCTTATTGGCATCGTAGTTTGTAGTTGCATTATGGTCTATTTGAGAAGAACCACTGAATGCTCCGATTGCCGCACCAATTGTTGCCGCAGTTACTGTTCCGCCTAAAGCAGTTGATTGCCCAGCGATAGTAATTGAGTTATTAGTTAAAGCAATTGTTGGAGTTGCACCTTCACCACTATTATTAGAAAGTGTAACACCACTTCCTGCTACTAATGAAGCAACATAGTTACCGGTTGTATCAGTTCCTAATGCTACTGAATCGGCAGCGATTGTAGCAACACCATTTGAAGCGATTGTAATATCACCACTTACATTTGAGAATACTTGTGATGAACCACTGATTACACTATTTGAATTTAATTGTGTCTTTATTCCACTCGCCCAGTTTGTAGTTGCAGTTGCATCTATTTGTGATGAACCTGATACTAATGTTGTACCAGTTGCTAATATTGATCCAGTTACAACTAAACTTCCACTAATACCAATTGTTTGTGAACCCGTATATTCAAAGATAATTGAATCACCAATGTGGTCACCTCCGATTGATTTTGGTATTCTTTGGTTAGTTAAAGTTACCTCTTCACCCATTGATCCCGTATTTCTAGGACCGGCGATGAACATCGCACCATGATAACTTGCACCATCTACATTCTGATAAATCCATCTATTGTTTAAACTATCCCAAGCAATTGATGCAGTTGCATTAGATGAACCCGAATCATAAACTTTTAATCCTCCGAATCTTTCAGCCGGTTCAAATACATTTACTGATATGAATGAACTACTTACTGCTAATTGAGAAGAAGTTACATATACTAATGAAGATGATCCATATACTGTCAAGTTATCCGAAATTACCAACGAACCAGTAATGTTTTGTGTTCCTAAGAAACTATTAGAACCAGTTGTTGCATATCTACTTTCAATTGTAGTTAATCTATTATTTTGTGATAAATCAGTTACCGCAATTGATGTACTTAATGCATTTGTAGTAGTTGCAATAGATCCAGATAATAAATTAATACTAGCTGAAATTGAACTACTTAATGATGTATTAGTAGAATCGTTTAATGTAGCAACCGATGCACTATAAGTTGAATACCCAGTTGTTGAAGAAAGAGTAATTTGTGAAGAACCACTAATTACACCATCACTATTTAATTTACTCTTAATCGTTGTGTTGATTGAAGATGTAAATGAATTCAAACTACTTGTTGATGTATGAATTGCATTTATATTTGTAGTATTAGATGATGTATAAGAGTTTAAAGCACTTATTACTGAATTGTTAGATGCGGTGTAAGAATTCAAACTTGCAGTTGCAGTATGAATTGCAGTTATTTTAGCATCTATTGATTGAGAGTGTGTGTTTAAACTACTTGTTGCGGTTTCAATTGCACTCAATCTATTATTTTGTGCAGTATTTGTAGAATCGTTTGATGCCGTATAAACATTGAACGCACTTCTTACACTTCCACTTTCACTTTCTAATGAACTAATTCTATTACCAAATGATGATGTAGTTGTGTTTACCGATGCACTAAATAAGTTGTAATCATATCTACTACTTGCACTTTCAAATTCTAATGAATTCAATCTAGCACCATATGAACCGGTTGTAATATTAACCGATTGTGTAAATGAATATAAACTTGATGTTGCATTTTCTAATGAACCTAATCTATTTGTATGTAAAGAGATATTAGTATTATTAGATGCAGTATATGTGTTTAAACTTGCAGTTGTATTTTGAATTGCAGTTAATTGATTTGCCTGTAATTGATGATTTGCATTATTAGAAGATGTATAAGAATTGTATTCAGCTGCTAATATAATTCTATCTTCGTTATTAATAGTTCCCGCCTTCCAATAGTTGTTAGTATTATCCCACAACATAGAACCGGTTTCACCTGATGTTGAATCCAATACTTGAACTCCTCCATTACTTACCGAACTTCCGTTTAATTGAACAATATTATCTTCAATGTTTACAGTCGTTGAATTGATTGTTGTTGTCGAACCTTTAACTAATAAATCACCTTTAATTGTTACAGCTGAACCAGTTAATTGGATTGCATTTGCAACTGATGCTGAAAAAGTATTTAAACTTCCACTATTAGATTCTAAAGATGTTAATCTACTATTTTGAGTTGTGTTAGTAGAATCATTTGAAGAAGTATAAGAATTAAATGCAGTTCTAATACTTCCACTTTCAGTTTCTAAAGAATTCAATCTACTATTTTGAGTATTATTAGTAGTATTGTTAGAAGCCGTATAAGTGTTCATTGAACCACTATAAGTGTGGAATGATTGCTCTATACTTCCACTTTTTGTTTCCAATGCACCAACTCTACTATTCAATGATGAAGTAGTTGAATGGATACTATCTAATTTACTATTTACTGAAGCACTATAATATGCAGCAGTTCCTAATCCTGCAATAGTAGAACCACTTATCTCTCCACTTATTTTTAAATCTCCAGTTGCATTAGAACTAATCGTTCCAACAACTGTGTTTGTTCCAGGATCAACTATTTTAATAGAACCAGTAGAAATGTATAAATCTCTCCAAGCCTTAGTTAAGCTACCTAAATCATATGTGTTTGTAGTTAGAGGAATTAAAGATGAACTTAAATTAGCCGTTACTGCAATAGTATCGGATGATTGATCACCAATTGTAATATTACCACCAATTACAAAGTTACCTTTAATTTCACCATCTCCAGTAATGTGTAATGCTCCACCACTAATAAATGATGATGCCGATACTGATAATACATTCAATGATGCAGATTCTCCCGTTGTTGCGAGAGTAACATCACCGGTATCTAAACCAATTTGTAATGTTCCTAATGTTGTATTAACAAATGGTTCTCCAAATGCTAATGAACCTGATTTTTGTGCGGTTGTCCCACGTCTAAATTTAAGTGCCATCTAGTTTCCTTTTTTTTAGTCCGTTATTTGTTGTTATATGTATAAATATCCTTTTTGTAACTATTCATTATTTTATCCTACTTGTGTTAAAGTTGCAATTACCGATGGAATTGCAGGTCTATTTGGGTTAGATGCAGAACCTGTTGCTGCCAATATTCCAGTAGATGCGTTACAACTCCACATTAATTCAACATAATCATTTGCTTTGATTGGTAACATAAAGTTCCAAGCTGCAACTGAACGACCAATTTGACCTGCTGATTTGTTTACATCAATTTGAGTATTTGAGTTTGCAACATTACTACCGGTATATGCCAACCATATATCAAATGTAATGTTTGTATTTGCCGTATTTGCTAATTGAGTTGAGAATTGTAAATTATAGATACCTGTGTTTAGAACTTTAATTCTACTACCACTTTCAATTAAAACATTATGTACAAAATCGGTTGTGTTTAATTTTTTTGCATATGCAGTATTTGCTGAACCACTTTGTGTAGTTGTATCACTAAATTGTCCGTAATTAAATAGCTTGTTTCCTGCTAAATAAAATTCTGAACCACTTGCTACATTTACATTTCCTTTAATATCCAATGAACCAGTAATTACTTGCGAACCACTTGTAAACATTGAACCAGTCATTGTAATTGTATGGTTTTGGAAATCAGTAGCTCCACTGACAAATAACATGCCTTTTATATTAGTATTTCCTTCTATATTAGTAGAACCACTAATATTAACCGAACCACTCATTATAGTGTTTCCTAAAATTGTGTTTGAGCCACTTAATTCATGTGCTCCTTTAAATGTAGTAGAACCACTTACATCCAAAGTTCCACTCAATATAGTATTTCCAATTAAAGTATTGTTTCCAATTTGAGTTGTTGATCCAGTTACTAAAAGTGAACCCGTAATAGTTTGGTTTCCAATGAATATATTTGAACCGGTTGTAGCAGTTCTTTTCCATTTATTATCAACCGATGCACTATAATCCATTACATTTCCAATACCAACTATACTACCACTATATCCTTCGGAAGTTATATATCCAGCAGTTGTATCACCTGCTATAATATACACACCATTTGATGCAGGAAGTAATTGTGATGTCCCAGTTGTATTACCTATCCATGCAATTTTACCCGCTTCAGTTCCAACTAAAGGAAGATTATTAAAATCAATTAAATAAACTAAGGATGCAGTTTGAAAATCATTTATCGGAGTAGAATCATCAATATTAAAATCCCAACCATTATTAGGTAAACCATCATCTACTACAATTCCAGATAAATTACTACCATCTCCATAAAATGAACCTGTGAATTGACTTCCGGAGAATATTGAAGCGGTTACATTTCCATCTACTAATAAATTACTAAGGGAAGCATCCGAACCACTAACAATGACTTTTTTCCAATTTGGCATTTAATACTACGATTTGAAAGTTAGTATTGTTGGAAAATTATGGGTTGGATAGAATATAAGATTGACACAATAATAGTGTTACCCATTATGAGTCTTTTCAATTGATTATTTCTTTTTTTCTATCGCGGTTGGTAACACTTTATGTGCCCACTCCCTTTTCAGGCCAACAATATCAACAATAAATATTAGATTTTTTTAATAAAAGAAAAAAACAATAACCCTTTCGGATTATTGTTTCTTCTCTAAATATCTCTTTTGTAATTTGAGTATAATACTATAAATTATTTCTAACTCTGTACCTTTGAATGTTGAGTTTTTAATTAAATTGAAGAGATATTCAAACTCTTCAATAGTTAAATCAACTCCCGTTGATTTTTCTTTTTTTGGTTGCTGAACTTCCTCTTTTTGTATCGGTTGTTCAACTTCTGTCGGTTGCTTTTGTTCTTTAGTAGCAACTTTTGAAAAAATACCCATAACCTTATTTCTATTTTAATTATTAAACATAAATATAAATCTCTCCACCTTGTACTCTAATATTACCTACTTGTTGATATGCAGGAATATCCGTTGTTACAACTGATGCTACATATGCATCCGGTGCGAATGAAGTTGCAGATGAATCAAATGAACCACTGAAACCCCATCTCAATGTTCCCGCATCAAACGCAAATGCATGTCCAATACCATTTCCTTCATCAACTACTAAACCGGCTTCATCTGGATTTGTTGAACCGCTATTTAATAAGATGAATTTATCTTCAACCGCTAAGTTAGTTACATTTAAGTATGATAAATCACCATTTACAGTCAAATCACCACTAACTGTCAATGCTCCTGGCATCGATACATTAGCGCCATTTAATGTAATAGCAGTTGTTCCTCCGTTAGATTTAATATCATTTCCCCCAACTGTTAAATCTCCTACAACTTTTACATCTTCACCACTTAAGGTTAAAGCAGTTGCAGTAGATGAACTGATATCGTTTCCACTAACCTTAATATCACCCGCAAAAGTAGTTAAAGTGTTTGAAGTTAAAGTAATATTAGCATTACCATCTGATGCCTGAATATCATTTCCTCCAACTTTCACATCACCTGCAAAAGTAGTTAAAGTATTAGATGTTAAAGTAATGTTTGTATTACCATCACTTGCTTTAATATCATTACCACCAATTGTGATATCACCGGTAATTGTAGGATTATCTACTAACCCAATTGTTACCGTCTGACCACTAACTGTTGTGTTAATTTCATTAGAAGCACCGGTAATTGTTAAATCTTGAGTTTTTAACTGAATTGCCCCGGTTGATGCATCAGAACCACTAATGTTTAAGGTTGATACTAAACCAGTCAAACCACTACCTTCTCCGACAAAAGATCCTGTGAAAGAACCTGATAGGATTGTAGTTGATTGACCCGTTCCAATCACATTATATCCATTTGCACCAACTACAATTGCGTTTGAAGCCGATACAATAGATAATTCCGCATTAGATCCGGATACTATAATTTTTTTCCACTGTGCCATGTTATATTTTTACTTTATGAGTTTTGGGGTTATATTAAATAACACATATAAATATATAGATCTCTATAAAAAGATATTATATTATTTTATTATGAGCCATCTGATAAATAGAAATAACCATCGGTAGAGAAATATATACCACCACTAACCGCCATTGGAGCAGATAATTGAGGTTGTAACACCATACTACCACTTAATATAACATCACCATTCTTAAAAATAGTGGTTTGTTTGTTTGCATAATTATTGTAAGAGTTTCCTATTACTAATTGAGAAGCTACACTTTGAGATGTACTCAACTTAGCAAAAATCAATTCACTTCCACTTACTACCTCTCCAAATATTAAAGATGCACTTACTGATCCCGTTACCCAAAGTTTTCCATTGGAATTTAAATCTAATAATTGAGTATCGGTATTAAATATTTGAAAAGCAGTTGCTCCTGCACTAACTGATGCAGTTATATCTCCACTTGCAATTTGATTTAATTGCAATCCTACAACTCCACCGGCAGGAATATTTATTAATCCACTTGCGTCTCCAAAGAAACTTCCGCTAAATGAACCCGTATAAGAACCACTAAATGCTTCTAATACATCAATTCTTTCATTAAGAGAAGATGATACTGTATTAAATCCCTCACCTCTAGCACCCTGTGGCCCAGCTGCAATAACTTTTACAATCCTAGCACCTTCAATCGGCTCCGTAACTACGACTGTATTGTTCTCACTATTTATGATTACTTTATTACTAGCCATTATTAGATTCTAGTTACTTCTTTTCTATTCAATATTGTTCCTTCTAACAATCTGTAAACTTCGTCACCACTATATAATTCAATATCATATACGGCCTCTTCAAAATTAAAATGGGTTGTTGTATCAGCATGTAAATAAACTAATACTGCACCACTTATCGCAGCTGCACTACCAGTTCCTCCACTTCCACTAAACGCCAAATAACTTCCAGTTTGTGCTTGTGAAGAAGTTATTAAAGGTAGGGTTGCAAAAAGTTTGTTTTTAGTATTATCTGCATAATCAGAACGGATTTGCATTTTGGCATCATATCCTTGTAAATCGATATATGATCCCGATGCATCAGTATATTCTATACCGAATCTATAAGTTGCTCCCTGCTCTATTGTAAATGAGTATTTTCCCGCTGACATCTGAATTAATAAATTGTTTTGTTTTAATCTACTATAAATATGGTAAAGAAAATATAATCAAATATTTTAATTACTCTCCGCCTTCCAATTTATTGATTCTAGCTTCTAATTTTTCTATTGTGTTTTGTTGCTCCTTAATACCTTCTATTAATAAAGCTACCAATTTATCATATTTTACAGCTTTGTACCCACTTTCTCTCGTCTGAACCAATTCTGGAATCACCGCTTCAATTTCTTGAGCAATAACACCAACATCATGCCCCTCGTATCCATGTTCAATATTTGGAATCCAATCATATTCGTATCCACCAATTTTCTTAATTTTTTCAATTGGAGTTCCGATTTGAATTATATTTTCTTTAAATCTTCTATCAGATGATGAGTAAGCCACAACATCATTTGTAGCATCAATTCTACCAGCGGTAGCAGATGCCGCCATTCCAACTCCTAATGAATTGAATTGAACATTTGAAGTTGTTAATACATTCTGATTAATATATGTTCCAAATCCAGTTGTAGAAGCAATTGCAATTTGCGAAGAACCACTCACAACTGTATTATTATTCAATTGTGTTTTAATTCCACTACTCCAGTTTGTAGTTAAAGTTGCATCTATTTGTGATGAACCACTTACTACACCAACTGCATTTAATCTACTTAATATTCCACTTGCATAGTTTGATGTAGCAGTTAAATCAACTTGTGATGAACCACTGAATGCACCAATTGCATTACCAATAGTTGCCGCACTTACTGAACTACCTAAAGCAGTTGTTGCACCGGCAATTGTAATTGAACTATTTACTAATTGTGTATTTGTAATTCCACTAACTTGAGAAGATCCAGATATTACTGTGTTGTTATTTAATTGAGTTTTAACACCGCTACTCCAGTTTGTAGTTGCAGTTGCATCTATTTGCGATGAACCACTCACCAATGTTGTTCCACTTGCTACAATTGATCCCGTTACACTTAAACTTCCACTGATGCCAATTGAATTAGATGAAGTGTATTCAAATATAATAGAATCTCCAATATGGTCTCCACCAATTGATTTTGGTATTCTTTGGTTGGTAAGAGTTAATTCATCTCCCATTGAACCGGTATTTCTCGGTCCAGCAATAAACATTGCACCATGATAACTTGCACCATCTACATTTTGGTAAATCCATCTATTATTTAATGAATCCCAAGCAATTGATGCAGTTGCATTTGAACTACCACTATCATATACCTTTAACCCACCAAATCTTTCAGCCGGTTCAAATACATTTACACTAATAAATGAAGATGATACTGATAATTGTGAAGAAGTTACATATACCAAAGATGATGAACCCAAAACTGTTAAGTTTTGTGAAATCACCAATGAACCGGTAATATTTTGAGTTCCTAAGAAACTATTAGAACCAGTTGTTGCATAACTTCCAGTTTTGTTTTCTAAAGAAACTAATCTACTATTTTGAGAAGATGTAGTTGTATTTACTGAAGCACTAAATAAATTCAAACTTGCAGTTGAAGTATTTAACGATGCAGTTGAAATATGTATTGCAGTTATGTTTATATTATTAGATGCAGTATAAGAATTCAAACTTGCAGTTGAAGTATTCAAACTTGCAGTTGCAGTGTGAATTGCATTTACCTTACCATCATTAGAAGCAGTGTAAGAATTTAATACTCCTTCTAATACAATTTTTTGTTCTGAACCATTTATTCCAGCTTTCCAATAATCATTTGTTACATCCCATAATAAAGAACCAGAAGTTGTTGAACCTCCTAATGCATCTCTAACTATGATTCCACCATTAGCAGTTCCAGCTGCATTTAATGAAATAATATTATCATCAATTTGAATTGTAGTAGAATTAATAGTAGAAGTAGTTCCTTTTACTAATAAATCTCCTTTAATTGTCACCGCAGAACCGGTCAATTCAATTGCCGATTTTAGAGATGATGTATAAGAATTTAATGAAGAAGTTGCAATATGAATTGCACTTATATTAACATCGTTTGATGCAGTATAAGTGTTCAATGATGCAGTTGCAGTGAATAGAGAAGTATTCTTACTATTTTGAGAAGAAGTAAAACTATTTAAACTACTTGTTGCAATATGAATAGCAGTTAATCTATTTTCAATTGAACCGGTATAAGCATCTAATGAAGATGTATATCCTTCAAAAGTAAATGCATCAATAAATCCAGTTCCCGCTACGAATTGATTAATTCTATAATTGAACGATTGAGATATTGCAGATAATGATGAAGTTATTTGTGATGCTGAAGTGAATAAACTTGCAGTAGCTATATTAAGAGAACTGGTTGTTATTTCTAAAGCATTTAATCTACTATTTTGTGATCCAGTTGTATTATTAACTGATGAAGTAAATGAATGAATTGAACCACTCCATACACCAAATTCAGTTTCAGAAACATAACTAGCATTCAATGAAGAACTAAATGTTTCTAATGCACCAACTCTTGTGTTGAATGATGAACTCGCTGCAATATATGAAGAAGTATGAGTATTAAAATCAGTTCTAATACTTCCACTTGCAGTTTCCAAACTATTCAATCTACTATTAGCAGATGAAGTGAATGAATTTATACTACCTGTTGATATTTCTAATAATGCAATTCTACTATTCTGTGTAGAGTTTGTTGTATTATTAGATGATGTATATGCAAAGAATGTTCCGGATACATTTTCTAAATTACTTATTCTAGTTTCTTCTGCTGAATTGATTGCAGCTATTGAAGAACTAAATGTATCATATCCAGTTGTAGATGTTATATCTACTTGAGATGAACCACTAACAATACCATCACTATTTAATTTACTTTTAATTGTAGAATTAATAGAAGATGTAAATAAATTCAATGATGCAGTTGCAGTATGAATCGCAGTTATTTTACCATCATTAGAAGCAGTGTAAGAATTTATAGAAGCGGTATAAGTTTGAATATTTGTTCTTTCCGTTTCTAATGTTGAAATTCTATTATGTGCAGATGATGATAATGTATTGAATTCAGTGTTTAGAATAATTTTTTCTTCACTTCCTAATTTACCGGCAATCCAATAATCATTTGTAGTATCCCATAATAAAGAACCCGAAATTAATGAAGCTCCAGTTGCATCTCTTACAACTAAACCACCATTACTTGCACCCGTTCCATTTAATGCAATAATATTATCACCTGCTTCAATTGTTGTTGAGTTTACAATTGTCGATGTTCCTTTTACTAAAAAGTTTCCTTTAATAGTTACATTTGATCCAGTAAATTCTAAGCCAGCTAAAACTGAAGAAGAGAATGTGTTCAAACTTGATGTTGAAGTATGAATAGCAGTTAATTTAGCATCAGTTGAAGCCGTATAAGTATTCATTGAAGAAGTATATGTTCTAATACTTCCACTTTCCGTTTCTAATCTTGAAATTCTAGCGTTACTCGCTGATGTAGTTGTTGCAACTGAAGAACTATATGTAGTATATCCAGTTGTTGAACTAAATGTAATTTGTGATGATCCAGATATTACTCCTTCTGCATCCATCTTACTTTTAATAGTGTTATTAATAGAAGATGTAAATAAGTTGATACTACTTGTAGCAGTATGAATAGCACTTATCTTACTATCATTAGAAGCACTATAAGAATTTAATGAAGAAGTTGCAATGTGAAGTGCAGTAATATGCAAATCATTTGATGCAGTATATGCGTTTAATGAACTTAAATTTTGTGCATTAATTCTTGAATCCAATGAAGATGAAAAATCAACAATATTTCCAAAAGTAGGAACATAAGTTATAGATGCAGTTGTTGCATATAATGTATTCCAAACTCTACCTCCACTACCTAAAGTATATTGATTATTTGATGATGGAACTAAGTTTGAGTTAAAATCCGCAATTACTGTAATAGTATCTTGTACGGCATTATCTCCTAATTGGATACTACCACTAATATAAACATCACCTCTAAAGTAAGCATTAGATGCAGTGATATCACCTGTTAAAGATAAAGAACCGGAGTTAGCATAAGCTCCACTCCATCTTGAATCAGATGAAGCTCCTTTGTTTAATTTTACAAGTGTAATTTCTTCATTACCATCTACACCAAACAATACACTTTGACTATCGGAGTTTAAATATGGTTCTCCATATGCTAAAGTTCCTTTTGAACTACTGCTACCTCTTCTTATCTGAAATAATGCCATTACTTATTTATTGTTGAATTCTTTAATAAATATAAGGTTGAAAAAATAATGTATATTACTAACCTATTTTTGTTATCTTAATATATCCACTTCCGCTATTATATGAAGAAAGATTTGTAATAACACTTCCGCTGAATGTTGATAATCCATCATAGTTACCATCTGATGTTGATACATTTGTTACCGAAGAAGTTATATATGAACCTCCTCCACCTCCACCATCTGCTGCAGGAGATGCTGACCAATATCCACCTCCACCTCCGGAGTATCCACCTCCACCTCCACCATCAATAATACCATTACCAGATCCACCTCCACCAAATCCACCCCAAGATGCTGCATATGTAGATGGATTACCCCATGATGAATTTGCACTTCCGCCTTTTGAACCACTTACAAATGAATTACCACCTTCCCCATATGTTCCACCTGTAAATGGTCTTGTAAGAGTTCCATCACCATTTTGACCATTTCCATTCCACCCGGCACCAGCGCCGCCATCATAGGAGTTTACGGATATCACCGAACCTGTGCTTATATGGGAACGACCTCCTAAACTTCCAGTTCCTCCAGGTGCACCCAATACAGATGAAGAACCTGATATGGTTGTTACGCCATTTTTTCCAACTTGAGCAGTTCCTCCATTGAATGATACATATCTACCAGTTCCACCCCCACCTCCTGCTACGAATAAAGGAGTTTGAGATGAACCGGATAAAGCAACGAAAGAACCACCTCCACCTCCTAATCCCATATATGATGCAGATTGAAATATATTTGAACCACTTGCATCCATATATTGACCTGCTACCATAGTCAATTTTTGCCCTTGAGATAAATAAATTCTTCCTTTAATAATAGCACCTTTTCCATAACCAATTGAAAAGTTATTTATTGGAACTCCAGCTCTACTACCAGCAACTTCAATTTCATATGTAGCAGATGAAGGAACTGTCCAAACTTGATATCCGTTAAAAGCACCGGTTGTAAAATACAATGGATTAGAAAAATAACTTCCAGATGTAGAACCGGTATAAGCAACTAATAATGTGGAGCCAGAAGGCCCATTTGGCCCAGTTGTACCAACCGGTGTAAATGTAAATGATGTAAATGGATACAACGCAGTTGGTGATATAGTTAATGCTCCTAAAAATGTAATTGCCATAATATATCGTTTATCCTATATATGCTACTGAAAAATTATCGTTTCCGTCAAATGAAATTGTCCCAAGTGCCACTATTGCTTTGAGGGTATCACCTACTGCCAATTTACAAATAGTAGAACCACCTATATGATTTGCGGTTGTATTTGCAGCCCATTCTAACATTATTTGTGCAGTTCCATCGGGACCAGGTGATGTTGTTGTATTATTTTTATATACTATTACCTGCGCGGATGGGTTTGAGTTACCAGCACATCTTGCAACAATATTTACTTGATATAATCCCGCAATAGGTGCAGTAAATGTTCCGGTTGATTGATTCCACCCACTACCTTGTGAATAATCAGCAACCATATAACTACCAGATATGACCGTTGTTGCAGCTTTTGTTCCTCCTGCACCTACTACTCTAAATGCAGGTCTATCATTCATTGTGATTGAACCACTACTAATACTAATTGAACCTGTCAATACTAAACTACCACTTACTCTTAACGAACCACTAATTTCAGCTACACCATTATTTTGAATGTATAAATTACTACCACTATTCAAATATAACGATGAACTATTTGTAGTTAAAGATGAACTGATAATTGTTCCGCTATTTATTGTCAATGATCCCGTAATACTCTGATTACCATTAAATTGGTTTGAACCAGTTGTTGCATATGAACCCGTTTTTCCATTTAACGAAGCAGTTACACTATTAACACTTGCAGTAAATGTATTAATTGAAGAACTATATGAGTTAAAACTAGCGCTTAAACTATTGAATGAAGATGTTGTTGCAAATCCACTACCATTCACTACCGCATTTATTCTACTATCAAATGAAGCACTTGCTACATTATATGAAGAAGTAAATGTATTGAATGAAGAAGTTAATAATAAACTACTCGTATTCACATTCACCACCGAAGATGTTGTCGCAAATCCAAATCCAGTTATTTGTGCTGAACTACTTACAACACCACTTAATGAAGAAGTGAAAGTATTAAAAGTAGAAGAACTTAAAAACGGAGTTACATTTGATAATGAAGATGTTAATGCATATCCCAATCCATTTATTTGAGAACTTGCACTAATAATATTTGAAGGTAATTGAGCACTGCCACTCCATATTCCACTTCCGTTTAATACTTGAGAACTTCCACTAATTACACCATCGGTATTCAACTTTGATTTAATAGTTGTGTTGATTGATGAAGTAAATGTGTTTAAACTTCCAGTTGCAGTATGAATTGCAGTTATAGAAGTATTGTTAGAAGCCGTATAAGAGTTTAATGAAGTTAATATTGAAATCACTTGAGATGATCCAGATATTACTCCTTTTGAATTTAGATATGTTAAATTATCCGAATTTGTATATGAACTAACACCGGTCAATCCACTACCGTCCCCATAATACTTAGATGCGGATACTTGTGTTCCAAAATTAAATAAAGCATTAGAACTATCCCAACTCATTGTTACACCTGCACCATCAATTAAAATACCCGCACCATTTGATTGTGCTGAAGTTGTTGAACCACTTGATATACGAATAGTTTTATCACTAATTTGTAATGAAGATTGGTTTAGTGCAGTTTGAGTTCCTTGTACACTTAAGTTTCCTAACATTGTTGCGTTTGAACCCGTAAGTTGTAACGCAGTTTTTAAGGAAGCAGTATATTGGTTTAATGCTGCTATTCCATTATTAGCAGATGATAATTCCCACACTCTACCATTATAGGTGTATATTGGAGAACTACCACTTTGATAAGTTTGTCCATTTGTTGGTGATAAAGGAAATACTAATGCCATTTTTTATTTTATATATTTTATTTTATTCTACTGTTACAATTGAGTATAAAGTACCAGGTGTTGATGCCGGGTCACAATAAACATGAAGCGAATCAAATTGGTTTAATGTTAATCCACTAAAAGTATATGTTTGAATTGTATCCTGTGTTAAACTTAATGATGCGGTTGCTAATAAAGTTGCAGTTGAAAATGCACTTCCATTTGCATTTTTTGCAACACCAACTATTGTACTATTAGGTCCTGCTCCATCTTGTCTTAAATAAACAGTCACTTTACTTAATAACGCAGTTGTAACCATAAATGCAGTATCAGATGATGGAGAGGGTGAATCGGAAGCAGTTCTTGTATTAGCATTAAAATAAAATGCGTTACCATTACTTCGGTTTGTTGCCATATACAATCGGATAGTTCCTTTTGCAGCTGCACCAGCAGTTGGCTCCCATTGAGAATTTGAACTATTCCATGCTAATTGATAACCATTTGTTATTGAACCAGAAGCAGTATCATTTACATCACTTAATTGCCACAATTTAGCACCTAATGATGCAGAAGGAGATAAAGTTAAACCTCCATTAATTGTTAAAGATCCTGTTATAGAAACTGAACCAGTATATTGATGTGTATCATCTAAAGAGTTACCAAAAATAGTAGAACCCGATGAGAATGATGCAGTTGTATAATAAACCGAAGAACTAAATATTAAAGATTGTGCAGTTATTGATCCCGTTACTACTAAGTTACCATTTATAGTTTGAGAACCAGTTGTTGCAAATCCTAAGTTTGATAATTGAGAAGAACCTGAAATTATTCCACTTCCGTTTGTAATAGTTCCTAATGTTATACTACCTCCTAATGCAGTTGATGTTCCTGCAATTGTAATAATATTATTTGTTATTTGTGTTCCGTTAATTTGAGATGAACCACTTACTAATCCGGAAGGTAATTGTGCAGAAGATGAAATAATTCCTCTACCAGTTGTTTCATAACTACCACTTACAAATCCTAAATTAGTTATTTGAGTTGAACCCGATATAGTTCCAGCTGGTACGGATGCAACATAACTTGCAGTCCAACTATTAAATGATGCGGTTGTTAAAACTGAACCATCATTTATTATAGATTGAATAACTCCATTTGAAGTATCTACCCATGTATTTGTATCATAATGAAGATACATATTACCAATTGTACTATCATACCAAAGATTGCCAACACTACTTGAAGGTTTTGTTTCCGAAATTGTTACAATTGATCCAGATAATATACCACTTCCCTTAACTTCGTATGATGCGGTTGCATTTGTTAAATTATTTATTGAAGTTATTAAACTTGCAGTTTCTAAATTAATACTCGCAGTATATGTTTCAAATGAAGATGTAGTTACATAATTATCAACATCAACATATCCTTCTAAAGCATCCAATCTACTATCAAAAGAAGCACTATGAATGTTAAATGATGCAGTAGTTAATAATGAAGATGTATCTACATTTAATATTGAAGATGTAGTTGCAAATCCTAAACCTATTATTTGAGTTGAACCTGAAATTGTTCCTGCTGGTACGCCAGAAGTTGCAATTGCATTTATTCTACTATCAAAACTTCCACTATCAGTTTTGTATGATGAAGTGAAAGTATTAAACGATGATGTTGTTACTAATGAAGATGTATCAATGTTTAATACTGAAGAAGTAGTTGCAAAACCATAATTAGTTATTTGTATAGAAGAACTTATTACTCCATTTAATGAAGATGTTGTTGCATATCCTAATACACTAATTTGAGAACTACCACTTATTAATCCGGATGGTAATTGTGCAGAAGAACTATAAATTCCACTACCAATTAATATTTGAGAACTACCACTTACTAACCCATTAGGAAGAGATGTTAAATAAGAAGATGTTACATTTATCAAAGAATTTACTTTACTATCATTTGATGAAGTATAAGAATTAAATGATGATGTTGTTACCAATCCACTTAAATCCTGTTCATTCGTTGCTGCAATTATTCTACTATCAAATGAACTACTTGCAATTGTATATGATGAAGTAAAGCTATTAAAAACGGATGAAGATAAATAGTTTGCCATCTCTATTCTGGTATTTAATCCAGTTATTAAAGATGTTTGCGCATACCCTAAATTATCAAGTTGCCATGAACTACTAATAATTCCGTTTGGTATATTAGTTAAAGATGTATATGAAATACTTCCACTTATTACATTATCATTATTTAATTTATTCTTAATAGTTGTATCAATAGATGATGTGAAACTATTGAGTGCAGTTAAATCAGTTGATTGAGAAATAAATCCAAATGAAGTTATTTGTGCAGATGAACTAACAATACCATTTGGAATAGATGTTAGGAAACTTCCAGTTTCTGATTTTAATAAATAAGAACCACTATTATTTTCTAATGATGTTAATCTACTATTTTGAGTTGTGTTAGTGGTGTTATTTGAAGAAGTATAACTATTAAAAATAGATGATGATAAAAATGGTGTTACATTCGCTAAAGAATTTGTTGTAGCAAATCCTATATTGATTAATTGGTTTGCACCACTAATTAAAGATGGAACATTTGTTAAATTTGAATAATCAATTGATCCCGTTAAAGAACTAGCCGATACATTAAATGCTGATGAAATACCACCATTTGGTACTACTAAATTACTTCCTTGAATTTCAACATTATTACCAGGAGTTGCAATATAAATACTTCCACTTAAATTTTGAATTTGTGATGTGTATATAATACCATCAATTGTTTGATTTGCAGTAAAATGATTTGAACCAGTTGTTGCAAACGAACCAGTGTTTATAGTTTGAATTGATGCAGTATATGTTTCAAAAGATGCAGTTGATAATTTAGTAGCTACCGATAAAACGGATGCACTAGCAAAAGCATTCAAAGATGAAGTAATAGCCGATGCACTTCTCAACAACTCTATATCAGTTGCAAAAGTTGGCTCTAAACTCGCGCTAACGAATTCTACTACTTTTTGTAAACTAACTTTTTGAGTTTCTCCTCCATCTACAACAGGTAATACACTACTTGTTGTTAAATGTTCAATTGTATGTAATGCTGATATTTTTGGCATCTTATATTATATTATTCTGCAAATAAATCGTTTCCGCTTTCATCTTGTAACGCCGGTCCAAATACATCTGGTGATTCCTCTTCAATTACATTACCTAATATCGCATTACCATACTTATCTAATGGTTTTTCTAAGGCAGTTGTTAATTTTCCGTTTACATCATAACCATTTCCTCCTTGTATTAAAACCTCATTTGATACAACAACTTTACGAATACTAAATCCTTTTTGAGTTGTAGGTTGCCCATCAAATCTCTTAGGTAATAAGTAAGCATTAACAGTCAAAGTGCAATTAGTTCTAATAATTCTTTCAGTTCCAGAACCTATATCTTGTTGATTATCAAAATCACTTACTACTACTCTAAATTTGTAATCTCCTTTCTCTCCCCAATATTGCTCATTTGCATATTGAAATTGTTCAATTATTTTATTATTATGTTCCGTAAATCCAGTCCAAAATGTTACTTGATATGTTAGAGTTACATAGTTAGGCATTCTCACATCATATGCCTCAAATCTTCTTTTGAAATCAGGATTTAATAATGAGAATCTATCGTATGCATGTTTTTGTGAATACTTTTTTACAGTCGGATATGTTACTCTAAAATCTTTTAAGAATTTCATTGTCTCATTTTGAGCAATGGTATTTCTTCTAAACATTATTATAGGTAATTGAATTTTACCCAACTTATCTTTTAAGTATCCATCTTGTTGTGCAGTTTTCCATCTTTCGGCATTTCCATATACCAAAGGAATGTTTACTTTATTTCCATTTTGTTCTAATTCAGGAATCAAATGTTTTTCCATATAAGATGCTATGACAGTGTCTACATCTATTATGGATATTTCCAACATTTTGGATTCATCCTGCTTAACTATTTTAGAAAATTCTTTATCTGCCATTATCTAACGATTTGTTCTAAATCAATTGTAGTATTTCTACTTAAGAATCCTTCACATATAACTGAAAACTTACTTTCACTTTGTCCACCTACCCATTGGTCTTCTCTTACATTTGAAAGTTCATAGTAAGAACCATCTAATAAAACTATATCACCTACTTGAGGATAAAAATCTGCTTCTATTAGAGTATGACGATTAAATCTAAATGTAGAATTTCTCATCGTATCCGAACCAAATCCTTCATAATTAGTTTCAGTATCTTGTCTATCTATTACACAAAATGTTTCCATTCCTTTGTAATATTTTTTACTCAAAGATTCTCCGTAAAGGTTGTATGCAGTTTCTAACACATTCACCTTAAAAAGGGTTACTAATGTTTCAATTACATCATCAACCAATTCAGTTGAAATCTGCTGAAAAAATCTAATATCTCTGGGTGAATTAAATCTAGGCATTATCCAACATATATTGCTAAAGGTACTTTTTGTAACATTTCTTGTTGTTGTTTGGCTTCATTAGCCTTATTTTCAAATTGAGTTTTTCTACTCACTTCTTCCAAATTCTCTCTCAATTGTGTAATTAGGTTTTCTTTTTCAGTAGTTGCCTCTGCTCTTAATTGTGCACCATCTAAAGTTGTTTCACCACCAGGAATAGGAATAGTATTATACTTTTCTCTAATTGCTCCTAATAATTCTTTAGCCAATGCCAGTGTGTATTTTCTAATCCATTGTTTACCCACATCATTTATCTTTCTATATGGAATAAAATTATATTTGATGTTTGAATAATCCGATACTACACCAGGTCTAACTGATGTTGAATTTACTTCCCATTCGTCTCTTACAAAATATTCAAAATAGATAATATGATCCGTAGTTGGCATTGGAAATATTTGTAAATTGTTATTTACGATATTAAAAGTATGTGCCGATTTACGAATTTGGTCATTAAATTCAATTGCCTGAATTCTTAACATATCCTCATAGAAAGGTAATAATACGAATTGAGTTGCAGTAGAAAACGATGTGAATCCAAACTCTTGAGTAATGTTTAGAGTTCCCATACCACTTACCGCATATGGATCAAAGAAACGGGCTAATGCCGGAGTTTGTTCAAAAAATACTTTTGTTACTTCAATTCTACTTCCGCTCTCATACTCATCTGCAAATAATGCTTTTAAATCATAATTTTGCACACCAGCACTCGCACTAACAAATCCTCTTTTGATATCAGTTGCACCACCCACTCCTGCTAAAGTTCCATAAGCATCACTTATTTTTACAATTGTAGGAACAAATGAACCCTCTACCAATTGACCTGTAAAGTTGGTTGATGTTGATTGACCAGTTAAAACTGATAAATTGTTTCGTATATTAAATTGATTTACTTGAGAGGAATATTCAGAAGTTGCTTCTTCTAAACAAGCATAAAACTGCTCATCTATTAATTCCACATCAATAATAGGGTATCCTAATCTTCTTGCACACCACAATGATACCTTTGGAGCATCATCTGAAAATAGTGTATCTTCATCATATATTCCAAAAGGGGTTTGACCCGTTGTGAAAGAAGATGAACCTGGATAGTGATTTATAGTTAAGCCTACTGACATCTCGTAATTTGTTTATCTATAAATATTAAATTACGAAATAAAGATGGTTATGATAACTCTTTAATAAGATAAAGTGTGGAATATATTAATTGGTCCACATTATCTATTTGATTTTGGATGTAAGATTCCTTAATTCCCTTTCTTTTAATTTCTATAATTTTAAGTATCTTTTCAAAATATCCGAGTACTTGCTCCTTAGATTCAAATTGTTCTAAACCGGTAATGTTCTTATAGTTAATAATTCCATATTTACCCTGCCAGCTCTCTGCTAGTTCATCTATGATACCAACTATATCATTGTAATAACCATCCAATGCTTTGTGTATAGCAAATGAACCAACACCTTTAGCACCTAAATGAAAGGTGTGTGCTTGAGTTCTACTATGAAATAATACCGATAAAATTTCTTCCATACCAATAAATATTATTTTTCTATTAAAAACGAATTAGGGAATATATGAACTCTTTCTTTTGGAATACCTTCTTTTTCAATTAATTCATTCATTGCCTGTAAAACCGATGGATATGCATCTATATCATCTCCTCCCATATATCCTCCTTTTTTAACCCTGCTCCACCAATTATCCATATCTAATTTAACAATTTCATAGTTATGATCTCCATCTATATAAACAAATTTAAGAGATTCTTCATCATACCATTTCCACAACCATCTACTATCCCCAATCATAAGATTTATATATTCTTCTACACCACATAATCGGTAGTGAGCCTTTATTAATTCATCAATTGGAATATCTTTAAGTTGTTGAGAAAATCTATATTCATAAAAAGATTTAGGATGGTCTCCTCTTCTCACATCCGCATCAATTTGCCAAAGAGAATCTATTGTATCAAACTTTACCTTTTTACCACTTTCTTTAATTAGAGAAGCCATAAAAATTGTTGATTGACCAAAGAATGTTCCAATTTCTACAACCGAATCACCATCTTCTAATTTATCAATTATGATTTTGTAAATATCTTCTGCACATCCTATCCAACCTGGAACATCTTCATAAGTCTTAATCTTCCCGATTTCATACTTATCCTTTATTGTGTGTAACCTCATATTATTATATATCAAAAAGACATAAAAAAAGAGGAGTGATTTCTCACCCCTCTAATTTATTCTATCATGTTAGAATTTATTTAACTGAATCCGAAGATTACAAGTTAGCTAAATCTTTAACATAAATCTTACCATAGAATTCTGGTCTTACGATTTTCTTAGCGTATCTTGTCATAACACCTCTTCTTGGAGTGAAGTTATCTGGGTCATACACTAATGGAGTCATAATCAATGGTACATACGGAGCATATACCGCACCAGTCTCAAGGAAGTTAGAACCTTTGAATCCTAATAAAATTTGATTAGAAGTCATATAAGGGTTCTTATATACTGTGTATCTGTTAGAGATAGCTCCAACTACTGATACACCAGCAGCGAATTGTAATGCATCTTTCTCAGCAGAAACATGGAATCCTGGAATTGATTCTAAGATTGTACATACATCTGGAGAAGCTACGATGAAGTTTGCTCCACCTCTCATTGTTAATTGATGAATCTTGTTAGATACTTTGTTCAATTTAACACCTAAAGTCTGGAACCATGTAGCTTTTTGGTATGCTAAAGATGATGAACCTGCAGTCCAAACACCTGTTGCAGCGTTATACTCTTCACCAACATTTGTTGACCAGTAATCAACTGTCAATGCGTTTACTTGTAACATATCTAAGATTTCTAAATCGATTTCTAAAGAGATGTATTCAGATAACATTGAAGTTAATTCAGCTTCAGCATCAATTGAGTGGTAAGCATTTAAGTCTTGTGCCAACTCTGGAGTCCATACAGCCTTTAATTTTCTAGTCTTAGCAACGATTGATTCGCTCTTTAACTCTAAATCAACTTCTGGGATGTTTAAGTTAGTACCGCTCAATTGGTTTGCACCATTTTGAATTGGAGTTTGGTCTTCGAAATCACCTCTACTATAAGATAATGGTTGAGTGTGGAATGAAGCAGTTAATTGACCTGCGAAAGTCTTAGAACCAGTTGTGAAAGCAGTTGCAGTAGATGCAGAGAAGAACAATGTGATAGTTGAACCAGCATAGTTGTGTTGTGCTAATTCTTCAATTTGTCCCGCAGCTGGGATAACTACTGAACCAGTGTTAGATGTTAAAGAAATCAATTTGATTGATTCTAAATCTAAGTTAGTTAATTGAGAAGCAGTTAAAACTACTTTTCTTAATTGCTTAGCTTCAACTGATGCAGAGTATGCAGTGTTGAATCCAGTATCAGCGTGAGTTGCATCAGTGATTGTAGCAGAAGTGATGTTTGCACTTGAAGTTGGTGCCATAGTGTAGCCATATTGAGCTTCACCATAAAGACCGCCTGTTGCAGCATCTGTTCTACCAAATTTAGCACCAGTACCACCATATAAAGAATCACCAGCAGTTCTACCATCTTTTGTAGAACCATATTTGAAGTCCATGAAGAAAATCAAACCTGAAGGTAAGTTCATTGGTTGAACTGAAACGAATTCTTTAGCAGCGATTTCTCCGAAGATTCTTCTAACTAAAGGTAAAGCAACACCAGACCACTCTTCAGAACCTTGTCCGTTAGCGTTAGTTTGTGATGCTTCTGATAATAATTGTTGAGCTTGGTTCTCTAACAATACTGCCATTTGATGTTGGTCTCTTTCTTTTAAGCCTTCTAACAAACCAGTCTTAGACCACTTTGTTTTCAAACCTCTTGTTTGCTCCAACATTACAGCTTGAGGATTTTTCGCCTCTAATAATGATTTAACATTAAAGTTTGCCATTTTGTTTATTTGTTTTTAATTTTTTTGTTCAATTACTTGATAATACCAGCTAATTTCTTAAATCTGTCTGCTGCAGAATTATCTTCAGCGATAATTTGTTTTGCAGGTGCAGTAGATGCTGCTGGTTTTGATGCGTAACTTTCAGTAAGTTTAGTTGCAGTTTTTCTAGTTGCAGTTGAACCAATTTTAAATGATTCAGCAATTGTAGTGTAAACTAATTTCACTTCTCTTACATTTTTAGTTCTGTCTAAAGTTTCAACAACCTTAGTCTTTTGTTCGTTTGTTAAACTGTATGCTCTGAACAATTTGTTTACATACAATAATTTAGCATTTAAAAGATTTACTTCGTTGATAGTGTTCTTTAAAGATGCGATTACAGCATATGCTTCACCTAATTCAGCTTCTTTAGCTTTCAATTCTGCGTTTGCATCATCTGCATCTGCATCATCTGATTCAGCTACTGGAGCTTCTTCTTCAGGTTGGTCATCACCATATCCCATTTCTCTTAAGATTTCATCTAAATCGATTTCATCTTCACCTGCGTTATCTGCATCGTGGTCACTTGCACCACCTGCATTATCAGCATCAGGTTCGCTATGAGAATCTTCACCTTCTACTGTTGCAACCGGTGCTTCTTCAGCATCAGTTTCATCAGATTGAGCTTCTAATTCTTTAATGATTTCATCGATATCTAAATCGTCTTCATCATTTTCTTCTTCTTCATTCATTGCTGAATCAGGAGTTGCCCCTGTGATGTCGTCTCCATCTTCATCGTTGTTTTCAGTGATACCTGCTACTTTTTCAGCGTTCTCATCTTCAGAACCAACTTCTGCAGAAATTTTATCAACATCTGCTGCTGCTAATTCGTCTGATTCTGCTGCTGAATCGTTAGCTTTGGCTGCTGGCATTTTAGTACCATCACCTTTACCGATTTCAGAAGATACATCATTCTCTTGAGTTAATTCTGGAGCTTCTTCTTCCTTCTTGTCATCATCGTTTTCTAATTCTTCTTGTAATTTTCTAGAAAGCATAGATTGCAATTTCGGAGTGAATGCTTCTTCAAGAGCGATTTTTGCGTTTGCTAATGCAGTTTCTCTAACGGCTTTAGCGTCTGCAATTGCTTCTTTTAACAATTTGCTATTCATCTTATTTTTGTGAATTTGCTTAGGCTAATGAATTGTGCCTAAATGAGATTACTTGATTATAGGGTGACCTCATATAAGAGATGAGGTATTTGAATCAATTACAAAT